ACCCCAAACCTATTCGAACTATTTCCATCGTTAATGGTTTGTAATGCGTAATTATTCGCTGTATCTGCTGATACCTCAAAAGTTCCAGAAACAACTGCTCCACTGCTTAATGTCTCAAAACGCTTTACGTTGTCGTAATAGAGTTCTACTGAGCCATCAGGTATGCAAGCTAAATACTTTTCAGCAGAGTTTTGTAGTTGTATTCCAGAAGTTGACCTTATTTTTAAATCACCAGCGCCACCCTCATCTATATATGAGTCACTTCCATTATGGTAAATTTGTAGATCTTCATCAGTACCACATCTAATACTTGCTTGATCAGCTAATTTTATCTGTGCATAACTACCAAACTCAAGAGCGTTATCTGATCTATCCCAGACCATATCTCTTCCAGCCGTTGCACCATCAAAAGTTACATCCTCGTTAAAAGTGCTTGCGGCTGATATTGATAAACCCCCTGCCGTTGTAAATAAAGTAATCCAAGCGTTATTGGCTGAGTTTCTAAGCTTAATTAAATTGTTTGTAGAATCGACCCACAGCATATAAGAGTAGGTTGTACTCGGTTCAGAAGACGATGAATTATTTGAGACAATTGCCGCTAATGCGTTATTTAGATCACTTCTTACGCTACTTCCGGAAGCGTTTGCAATTACATAATCATGAGTCGCCATTGCTTACTACGTCGCCTGAGTATGATTCTAGTTTAGACCCTGTTTGAAATTACTGTCTTCTTACTCTTGCGCCCCATAACCGTTTGCTTGATATTGAAAATTACGATCAACACCGCTACCGCTTGAATTATAAAAATTAATTGTAAAACTAGAACGTGTTTCACTACTAATTGCATAACGATCACCGCTTGCCATGTCGTTCGCTGTAATTGCTAGTTTTGGTGTTTGATAAAATGCCTTGCTATATGTAACGACTTGCGCCCCTGTTCCTGATTGGGAACTTCCGCTTTCTGTTCTTGCATCAAATAATAATGTATATCCAACCTCGTCAATAATTGGAGTCTGGTCAACACTCGCAGAAGATAATTCACATTTGAATTGAAAAACTCTACCTGTGTATCTTCCTGTTTCCATCTTTACCCAATCACCAAAAGTAGTGTTTAATTCTTGTTCGATTTTGTCGCCATCTTCTAATAATAAAAAGTCTGCGTCTTCTGTATCAAAATCACCAACAGTAGGGGCACCGTCACTAATTCTAAAATATAATTCTGCATTTGTTTCATCTGCTAAATCCCCATCGAAATCACTCCATGTATCAATAAAAGCCGTTTTATCATCAATTGTATTATTAGGATATAACCCCCTAGTTGTTAACAACCTTTTTAAAACAACGCTAAATTTTCCACCTAAATCAACATAATTATTAAAGTAATATGTTCCGCTAGTTTGTAATTCTCCTAGAAAATCCATTGATCCCCATGTGTCCATATTTATTGTTCGTTCATCAATAAAATCAATTCCATCTAAAACTAAAGCGTCATATTCATCGGAATAAAAAACATTATCTTTTTGACCTTGAAATGGTGGGCTGTCTTGATCTTCTCTTCTTGTTGATTGTGTTAAACGTGGGATTGCATCAAGAATATTAATTACTGCACTAACAGCCGTTGAACTTTTCCCCCCGTTTTTATCTTTAAATTTAATTAGATATTCACCATTAATTAAAGGTAAAACAGCAAAGTTAGTATTAGCCTCTATTTCTCTTAATAGCGTTGAATCTTGCCATGTTCCCGTCCCATCAGTTTTTGATGAATGTCTAATTATTGCCGTTAAATCTGAAACATTACCGCCCCATGATTTAGGAACGCCCCAAATTAAATTAGCCTCATCATTTGCAGTAGGTGAGATATTAACGTTTTTAGCATTAGGAGGTAAAGGCACCGCGAAAGGTGCTGTTGTAATCGATCCACCTGTTGCGGTTGCTTCTGGTACTGTGATTTTTTGCTGTGTATATCTTGACCGCCGATTATTTAAAGGCCATTTTGAAGCAACGGCAAAACTTAACGTTGTACCCGGTTTTAAATTATCAATATCATATGAACTTGCGTCAGTTTCTTTATATACCCATTCATTAGGATTAGCGCCGCCCTTTATCGCAACAAAAAATGATGCACTTTGCCCGCTTAACCCTCTGTCCCAACTCCAAGTAATTCTATTAACTGTATTGTTATTAATTCTTACTTGTGAAAATGCCCAACTTAAATTAGTAGGCGGGGCCGGATAGCCATTAAATAAAGAAACGTTTGCTTCTTCAATAGGAGTATTATTATCTGCTGTTTGATAAACAGAATCATTAAATTCTGAGGCGGTAATGGTATAAGTCCCGTCGCCTTGTTCATCAACAGAAAGACACCTAAATTTTTGATGAGAGATAGATGTTGAGGTATAAGACCAAACCGAATCAGCTTGAGGCGCTGCGCTAAATGCTTCTGTCGTTGCAACATTTCCAGAACCAGAACTAACCGTTTTTGTTTCAACATCGCCGTCAGGCATTACACAAGTTAAATCCCCGGAGGTTGGCGCTACTTGATCTAACGTGATAGCCGTCGTTGTGGCGCTTACAACTCGCCCAGACAATCTTGAACCTTGTCTTACTTGATCAGCAACAGCGAAAACCTGACCCGGAAAAACTGCAACACCTTCAAGACCAACTGAAAAGGTAACAACCTCTTGATCTATTTCCTCCGCCGTCATCATCCAACGGCCTAATCGTTGCGCTTGCCATTTTGATGTGCATCCAAACGCTGTGATCTCTTTTAATTGATACCCGTATTTATTAATTAACGCTTGATCTTCTATTAAAGTAAAATTAGGTTTATAAAAATTATCAGGGTCGTTATATGTAACCTTGATACATGTACTTCTAGTTTTTAACGATGTACCGGAATAATTAAATAAACCATCTATTACACTAGAATTACTATAAAGATGAACAGGTGAAATATTAGTACCGTCTAAATTTCCATGATCAGCGGTTAATTGAATTGTATTAGATGACCAGTAAGCCATGCCCCTAAAAACAGAGGCAAGATTTTTAATTAAATTGTGAGCCGAAATTTTATCACCTATTACCGTATTAATTGCAAAACGTGGTTCGTCTCCATCGGGGGTACTTACTAATTGATTTGCATATTGACAAAGGGGATATAAATCAACCCAATTCAAATTAGACGCTTCTATAAAATGACCAGCGCCCCAAACTTTATTAGTGCAAAGCGCGTAAAATACGCTAACAGGGCAAGTCGTCCACCTATCAATTAATTCGCCGTTAAAACTTGCATTAGTTGGAAAATCTAAACTTCCGTCATCACGAACTACCGCATTATGTGGGGTTGGGACAAGTAAACCTTTTACTAAATAAGCCCTATTAGGAATATTAGGAAATGTTTTACTAGGGAAGCCAATTCCAATGTGAGCCGTATATCGATAATTGATATGTTGAACGACTCTTTCTGTGATGCTTGTTAAGAAAATACGGTTTGCACGATCAGCGGCTAAAGGTTCTTTTTTTAAATTTTCATCTTCAAAATCATTAAATGTAACTTCAAAATCATCCTCACCATTTACCTTCTTAACAACTTTGACATCAAAAGGGCCGTCGCCCTGATTCCAAAGAGAAATCCAAGGTGTTTGAATTTGGTATTCACTTGTACTAATACCCTCTATATTACGACTAAAACGCTCCTTCCAAGATCCGCCCTTTGCTCTTATATAAACAAACAATCTTAGGGTTGCATTAAATAATTGACCTTTTGCTAATCCTTCTTTTGCTCTTGAATATAACGCTGGAATAGTAAAAATAAATTGAATTTGATCTAGCTGCTTATCTGTTAATGATCTGACGATTTCACCGCCTCCATAACTTCGATCAATTACCGAATTATTATTATCTAAAGTTTCACTGTAATTAGCCCCGATTTCTTGACCGACAGTAATAATATTAGTGCTATCTAAAGCATGAGTTCCACCAACAAAACCCCCTATCGTTTCTTGAGTTTTCCCCCCCGGTCTAAAATGTAAATCAATATCTACAGCATTTTGCTCACCGTCTGGAGCATCAACGACCTCGCTGAAATTATTTATAGTTACCCCATCTTGATCTACTTGTTCAACTGGGGTTTCGTTTAAATAAACACCTTCTTTCCATCCTTTCAATTCTTGTATTGGCCCTTCACAAAGGACATCAACTAAACGAACAATAGAGCTTGATTTTAATGCCATTTGTTTTAATTAATCTCCGAGAAAGTTGTAACCCATGTAATCAATTCTTAAAGTATTAACATTAGCATCACCGCCAAAATCTATTAACTTTACATAAACAATATAATCATCCTTATATTCTATTTTTGCAAAACTAAATTCAGTTGCCCATCTATATTCTTGCGTCTTTAAAAGCATCCCTTGAACTGTAAATTGAGTATTGCCTACTGTTGTACTACCCTCTTTTATGATGACTTGAAATGTAATAAATCCATCAATATGTGTTGTATCTGTTCCAATCCCTCCGACGCGATCAGCCAAACCATTATCTAATAAGAAAGCCATTTGAAACTTAGACGTATCATATCTTGCATCACTTGGGCTACCTTTTATCGTTGTGATGCTTTTCAAACCTTCATTATTATATTCGCTACTTGTTTTACTTAAAGGAATAGAAGTAGACCCTGAATCACTACCAGCTCCCGGTGTCCTTAGATAAGTAACAGAATTATCGGTATAATTAGGATCAGATGATTTTGTAGGTATTAAAGAATCTTGCCAAGTTTTTAATTTAACCCCAATACCTGATTTGCCAGATTCTTCAAATGTATCTTTAGGCTGTTCACCGTTTACCCTCATTGTTCCAACGCCCGGCTCACGAATCCAAGTGCTTAACGGATCGCTATCGTCTGTTACCTCAACATGAGCCGCCACGGTATGGCTACCAATTAAACATTCCCCAAATACTAAAGGGATTGTTGCACCTGCTCCGACGGTATTAACTGGGCCTCTATATGCGTAAGATTGCGAACCGTCTAAACCTCTTAACGATGAACCGGGGCCAGTATCCCCCGATTGACTTGAACTACCAATTATGTTCATTGGCTCTTCGGGTTGAGGCGATAACATTTGTGAAATGCCGCCAAGAGCTAAAGCAATACCAACATTACCCGCTACAGCAATAGCCGCCGTTGTCGCCATGTAAGCCGTTGATAATGGAATACCAGCCGAACCCGCGAAACCCATAGCACCTAAAGAAACGCCACCTGTAAAAACAGCTAAACCAATCAATGCACCGCCAAGCAAAACCCTACCTAATCCGCTTTTACTACCAGTGATGACAGGCGCAATTATTAAATCCTTACTACCGAAAGGCAGCAACATATCTTCTAGTTCAAATTCCGTTTCTGATTGAATAACTTTATAGCCAACGCCCTTTTCACCTGATTCAATTAATTCTTTTGCAAATGCCGGATAATTTAACGATAGTAATTTAATTGCATCAACTGGCGTTCTTAAGTTGTGATACTCATGCACCGGGCCAAATTTTTCTCCTAATTCATCTAGGAGTAAGACCCTTTGCTTCATATCTAAATACGACCTCTGTTCTCTTTACATAGTAAAGGCGGTATGGCTCAATGCTAGATAATGAGCCTTCGCATTGATGCAAAATTCTTTCGTTTGATAAAAGTATCGCGACGTGTTGAGGGATTCGCGACCCTAGACGCATCAATAAAACATCATTAACTTGTCTTCTTTTAAATGGAACAGGCTTAAAACCTATCTTTGGTAATTCATCAAGGAATATAGTTTTTAAATTATCTATACTTTCCGGCCTTTCATAATCAGGTAGAATAACGTCTAATAGCTTGTAATAATCACGCACTAAGGAATAACAATCAGCCCCTAAGCCATAATTCCACTGTCTACCGACTAAGGCTTGATAGTTAACCATTCATCTTTAGGGGTTAAATAAATATGCCAATTGATCTTTGTGCGTGAACAAGCTTTTTGATCCGCCGGGCTTGCCTTGCCTCCTTCCGGGTGCGAATGAATAATCGCTTCAATCTTTCCATTAGTTCGTGCTTTTATATAGTCCTTAGCCTCAAGAATAAAATCATTTTCAGGCTTGTCTGCGACGTTTCGACATCTGAAATATTTTCCATTAACAACAACACCACAAGCCTCTTTCGGGTGCTCTTCTAATGCGTGTTGCTTTGCTTCAAACTTGAAGTCTTGCACCTGTAAACCCTCCAAAGGGAAAAGGATAACCAGCCACTACATATTTCTGAATAGAACCCCCTCTTTCTGAAATTTGGCAAAAGCGTTCATAACAACTTGAATAACGATGACCACAAACATCTTCAGCCTCAGTAGTAACGGCAGTATCATCAACATCAAAATATCTTTTTCCGGTATAGCCGCACGCCTCGCCTCTATATTTAAATGGGCAAAATTCTTGGATGCTTCGCCTTGGTAAATTGACGTTTGTCAAATCTAATTTTGTTGCAAGTTCAAAAGAAACAACATTAAGATTCTCAGATGCAATTCGATCAATATACCAAGTATCATTAGCCTCAAAAATTGCGGTCGGGTCAGCCGTTGCATTTGATCCACTTGTAAAATTAGCAGCATCAAGAAATTTTTTACACGTCCTAACTCTTACAATTTTTGCTTTTAATGGGTTTAGTTTTTTGCCTGCACTATTAGTGATCTGAAGTAAGGCAGAAATAGCACTATTAGCATTAGCAATTGAGAAAGTTGGTCTTGGCAATGTTCCTTGTGTTGATCTTTTGAAGCCTTCTATTTCACAAGGTATCGCCGTATAAGTAATTGAATCAAAAACGATATTGCCTTTTACTTCATTTGTTCCCGCGTGATAATAAAAAACAGAAGTATTATCATCAATCTTGATAGCTCCATTATTAACCATTGTGTCAGGGTCGGCATTATTAACTGTCTTGTCAAAATGCAATTGGAATAGCTCAATCACCGCCGAAGGCGCGAGCATTTGAATTTGTTCTTGTATTGACTGAGGAACAGTTGTCATCTTATGCCTCCGCTACTTCTTGAAATGTTGCCGTGATCGTTGCGAAATTAGGATACGGAATTGTTTTAGTCCAAGAGCTACAAATATATTTTGAACTTGCTGATTCTCCGGGGGCTGTAAAATCAAAGTTTTCTGTTCCACCTCTTGCATCAAGAAAAGTTTCTATGGTGTCGCTATCGGTTTCGGAAATATTTTCCCAACGTAAATTCCATTTTTTTAGATTTTGATTAATACCGAAGGTTGTGCGTTGACTATAACCCGACCCAAAAACCGCCGTGTTTGTATTGGGTGCGCTGGCTTTGCTTAAGCCATAAGAAGATTCAATAGAGGGAAAAGTTGGCATTATGCGTAAAGTAAACCCCCCGGCGAGCGTTCTTTAACTATTTGTGTTTTAACAGCGGCGGCGATTACTTGCCCTAACATTCGACCATCTGTTTCGCTTCCTTGTACTTCTGAACCTCCAGAGGCATCAACATTAACAACGATGTTAGTCGTACCCATTCCCCCTAGTTTGTGATTTGGTGTAATGTTTCCGCTTTGATTTCCCATTCTTAATATTTCAGGGCCATTCTCTCCGACAAGATAACTTTTATTTGCACCAACAGGGCCACCCATTGCTTTACCACCGCCAAAAATATTTCCTATCCAATTAGTAAAAGGTTTTGTAAATGCCTGTTGTATTGCGATGCGTGCCATATCTCTAATAATGCTATCGGCTAAAGATTTAAATGAAAGCTTTCCATTCATCACAAAATCAACTAGGGCATCTTCCATTTTTTTAACGCCTCCAATAACAACATCAGACATTGATTCACCCACTGTTTTGATTGATTCGTTAAATTGCTTTATTTTTGACTTCATTTGATCGCCAAAGGTTTTTGTGATTTGTGTACTTAAATTTTTTGCTTCTTTCGTACCCTCTTTAAAATATTCAGCCGGGGCGTTTTCGCTGCCTGTCCATATTTGTTCAAAAACTGCCATATCTTCTTTGAATTGTTCATTTGTTTCTTTTAAACCACCTTTAAAAGCTTGACCAGCTGCGCCGAAATTCCCTTGACTCAATTCGCCTAATCCTTCCGCTATCGATTTAATTGTTGTTAATAAAAATCTAAAACCAGCAACAACACTAAAAACAGCGCTTGAAATAACTTTTAAGCCTACCTCTATCCCTTGAAATAAATTTTCCCAATCGTTCTGACTAGAAAAAAGGTTACTAAACATATTCAATAAATTATTTAACGTTGGTAACAACGCATCGGCTAATTGTTTCCTAAAACCATCAAAGCCAAAACCTAGCATTGTTATTTGATCGTTGAAATATTCCGCGTTGGCTGCAAAACCTTCACTTGTTTCATAATTCCATTTATCAAGAGCCTCGCTGCCCTCATTCAGCATTGGTATTAATTGCGCTCCAGATCGACCAAATATTTCCATCGCCAAAGCCGCCTTTGTGGCTCCGTTTTGCATCCCTTTAAATTCGTCGGAAATATCAGCTAATAAAACCTCAGAACTTTTTAAATTACCGTCGGCATCTCTAACGCTAACGCCTAAAGCTTCAAAACTTTCTGAATACGTTTTAATTCCTTGATCCGCTTCTCGTTGTGATTGAGCTAAACGCCTTAATCCTTTTTCTATTGTTGCTTGTTCAACCCCTGCGAGCTTTCCAGCATTTACATACGCTTGTAGTTGATCCGCTGCTATTCCTGTTTGTCTGCTTAATTTCCCAAATGCGTCAGCCTGATTTATTGCCCCAGTAACAAACCTTGTAAAAGTACCAGCCGTTAAAATTAAGGCCATTGCCTTGAATGCTGTATTAACGCTTAACGCCGCTAAACGAACATTTTTTAACCTACCTTGTAAACCTTGCATATTATTTCCCATCCGCTTGATCCCGGCGGTTCCCGCTGTTTTGGCAGCAATTAGCATGTTGAACTTAGCCGCCGCCATTTATTTTTTCTCCTTGTTGAAAAGTTCGATTGCTCTAATTTCCATGACTTGTAAGTCTTCGATCACAGAATGCAAATCATCTACTGAATAAAGTTTAGCGATGCTTATTACGCTCGCATAATCAAAACCCGTAACCTGTCCTAATCCTCCGATTCGATATTGCGTTTGACATTTTAAAAACAGTTCTACCGCTGCCCAATTCGTTTTTAATACCTCAAAATCTTTTTCCTTTTTACGTTTAGGTAATTTGATATTAAAAGCCTTTGCCGCTTCCTCTAAATTCCCTTGATCTTTTTTACTGTTATTAAATATATATTCAACCGCCTCAATTAGTTTTTTCTTTTCGCCCTCACTCTGCTTTCAAAAAACACCTCACCCATTGCCGAGGCAATACCAACAACGTCTAATAATTGATCTCTTGCCTTAAGACTATATGGAACTTCTTTCCCGTCGTCGTCAGTAATTCCACGCCATCCAACTAAAATTTCTTTAACAATATCAACATCATTAATCTCGCCTTTTTGTTGTTTGGCAACTAATTTTAAAAGCTTAGATTGTGGGATACTTTTAAATTTTACTTCAAATTCAACCTCTTTAAAACCGTCATCAGTTGGAACTTCTAGCTCTATTTTCCAGAAATAAGTTTTAGAGTCACTTAGAACAAGGGGCATTAAATTATGCTATTGAGTCATAGTAAGAGTAAACCCCCTAAACAATAAAAGCAATATCAATGGAATTTTAAACTAAACTCATCGTTGCCCGAAGTTGTAGGAGTTGCTAGATAATCACAGTTAAGCATTGTCACGCCATTATCATCAACATAACTAGGCGCTTGAATATCAGTTTTAGGAAGAGTTAGAGTTACGCGGTTACCGGCTGTCTGTCCGTGTTGCCAAGTTAAGTTTCCAAGGGTTCCAGCCTGACTTATTGCAAAGAAATCTTTCGTTGATAAAACAGGGGCTTCAATTGAAATTGATCCGCTTGGTTTTCTTTCTGTAAACTGAACTTCTTTTGTACCTCCTACCAATTCACGGTAGGCAAGATCATTATTAAGATCAAAGGTCATTGATTGCATAGCCCCCGAGAAACTGTGGAGCTGGAAAGCAGTTGTATTATCTTTGTTAACAATAACGGGGGTGTCCTGATTGGAATAACTCGCCGTTAAGTTGGCGCTAGTACCGGGAGCCGAATATAAACCAATCATATTAAAAGTAATTGTTGGTATTGCCGAAACAGAAAGACTGATACTAAAACTTCCTCTTGCTCCTAAAATCTTATGCCTTTGACCGTCAATGAAATAATAAATTGTTGAACTTCCAGCGGTTGCCAATGGCGCATAGGTAGAAGATGTACTTGAAACAGTTGTAAGAGCTGTACCGCAACTCAACAAAAGATTGTCATAGGCTGGCGCCGTTCCAGCGCTACCCGACGCCGCAAGTTCGCAAACCGCTGTTAATTGAACATGAGTATTAGCGTTAAAAGTTTCATAAACTCCCATATATCCGCGCACTAATTCCCTGCTTACCGTGTCACCTGTTAAGGGTGTAATTTCAATCGATTGGCAAAGGATGGCGTTCGAGCCTGCAATCGTTGGGTCACTTCCGTAACTTGACTCGGCCTTTGCGCAAATTATGGTTTGCGAGGTTCTTAATGCCATTGCCTAAATACAAACTCTTCTATGACTCCATATTAGACACTGTTTACTATTGAAACGGTTTAAACAGTCGATAAATCATCATTGGCCGTTCTATATCTAACTTGATAAGTCGAAGTAACAACGCCTAAAGGTTTTTCGGAATCAATAGATTCATTTGTTGTTCCCGTTGGTATTAAGTCCATTGCATAACCGCCAAGAGTTATATCTGACATCAAGCGTGAGTGCATATCTTCAACAATAGTGTCTGCCACCTCGTCGGGTGTTTCTCCAGATACGACGCAAGCAACCGAAAATTCTAAAGTCCAATTCAATGTAGCTAATGAAGTTTCTTGGCTTGCCGTATCATTTGCCCACGTAAGCAACAGGGCGGGAAGTTGTGAATTTTGTATTAATGGAACTACGCGGCTTCTATATGCGCGGCTGCTAATTCCTGTTGTTGCTGTGATTGCTGTTTTTACAGCGTCTAATATATGTTCCCGCCTAGTTGTTGCCATTGTTTAAACCTTTTCTAATGAGATTTGACAAGAAAGGCCATCTAAATCTTTTTCGTTGGTGCGTACTTTATAACTAACAGAATTAACAGTGATACTGTCGCCAGCAACTAAAGAACCAAAATCAGAATTTAAAACGTGAACAACTCGGTCAACCATTAACACTTGATCACCCGCAACAACTGACGTAGGTTCATCCAAAATACCGTTTGCAGTGGTAGCCCCCGCAGTGCATGAAACACCAAAGGGGCCGTCCAACATGCTCTTTATGTCATCAGCAAATGACATCTATTTTTATGTTGTGTACTTCTTAGAAGCGTAAGCAGTGACGTTTACGGCTCCTGTTCCTGTACCACCTGCAACAGTAGAA